TCATAGTGAACGCATTTCGTTTACTAAGTCGTAATATTGCATTAAATTAATAAGGTGGTTGTCTGTTATTTTCTCTGTCTTTTTTGTAGGTTTAATAGTCTTTACTACTTCTTGTAGTTTAATTCTTACTACTTCATCCTTTACGTTACTTGACAGCTCTTCTACTTGTGATTTAATTTTAAGTATTTCTTCGTTAACTATGTTTCTTAATCTAGTAGTCGAGCTTACTGATGTAATAAATTCTTTAAGTATGTTTTTTTGTTCTGGTAGAAGATTTTTATAGTTATTGTTAAATTTTTCAAGTAGTATCTTATACGTAAGTAAACGTAAGTCTTTTTCGTATTTTGAATATTCCTCTATTAAAGTGTCTTTAACTGCTTCTTTTGCCATCTTAGAAGATGTAAGGTGTTCAATAATTGTAAGCTTATTATTAACTAAGAAGTCTGGGTTAACTAAAGTGTTTGTGTTCTGTGCTTCTAATAAACAATACATTGCAGCTAAAGGTTTATAATCTCTAACCTGTATACCGAAAAATTCCTCTACACTGTAGTTCTCTTTAATTAACGAAATTAACCTATACTTTTCTTCTTTAAGTTTTTTCTGGTTTAATTTTCTTGATATCTCTGTAATTGTTGAGATTACTGTTTCTGCTTTAATTTCAGAAAGGTTTCTGTTCTTAAGTATGTACTCATATAGTTTTAATTCCTTTCCGATCATACTCCCACCGGTAAAGAACTCTTTTAAGATTTCTAAAGCTGGTGAGTTATGTTTAGATAACGTATCTGCTGCAATTTGTTTTACAAGCAGTTCGTAAATCAAACCTGTATTTCTAAACTTTGAATGTTTTATCTTCATAATATACGGTTGCTATATATAAATATGGTCTAGTTATCTAAATCCTTAAGTTGATTTTCGTCTAATAAAGTAGACTCATTATTGTCTTTCTTTTCATATATCATTTCTTTCTGAAAAGAATCTTTAATCTGATGGAATACGGTTTGTGCTTTGGTATTATCTATTTCCATTATATTTTCGTTATCTGATGGAAATCCTCCTTGCATGCCCTGTACTCCTAATCTATCTCTACCTCCTAATGGATCAGCATTTGTACCGTATACAGACATCTTTTCTCTCGGTCTTCCGCCTTCAGGTCCTACTTCATTATATCCTGCAGGTACATTAGCTGTCTTTTCTGTTGCTGTAGCTCTTCTACCGTACATAGACGCTAAATCGTGAGGGGTTCCGTATGATCTTCCTGAGCTAGCTGGATCGTTACCTTCTGCTTCAAGTTGTGCTAATCTAAATACTCTCTTAGCATCTTCTCTTACTAGTTCTCTCATCTCCATATACTGATCTTCAGAGAGATTAAATATATTATCGTATATATAGTCTGTGGCAAATAGTTTAGAATCTTTCATTTGATTAGCTAAATCTATCTTCTCTTTCATAAGAGCTACCTTTTCCTGTTCAAATATGATAGACGGGTTAGTTAACTTTATTTCAAAGTTAGTAAGATTTTCACCTGTAAACCCTTGAGTATATAAATGTACTAAAGCTATCTTAGTTAATTCTGATTCTAATATTTTCTGTATTCTTTCTACTGTTCTAGCAAATCTAATGTCTTCTGCTGCTAATGTAGCTTTACCTTGTAAATCTCCTTCGTACCCAAAGTATGCTTTAGGTATCTTAAGTGCTGCAAACATTTTAGACTGTAAGTACTGTATGTCATTAGTACCGTCGTAATCTAAACCTTTGGTAGTTTCTATTCTTGTAGAAGCATCTCCTCCTCTTACAGGTATATAGAAATCCTCCATCATATTCTGCATATTAAACTTCAAGTTATATTGACCTGTCTTTTGATCAATATAAGGAGTTTTTTTCATAGTATTGATAGTTTTTTGCATAAACTGATCAACTTCTGCTGGTGGAATTGAACCGACATTAACGAAAAATGTTCTTTTCTCTGGTGCTCTCATTATACGGTGTATCAGCATAGCGTCTTCCATTAACGTTAACTGCTTGTATATTTTTCTAGCTGGTTCGATAAATGATCTACCGTAAGGTAGGTAGTTTGTATCTGATATTAATCTAAAATGAGCTACTTCATAATTATCTAAGTGCATTACTTTAGAATTTTTTTTCTGATATAAAGTGCTTGGATCTTGACTACTTGCTAATCCGTCTGGGTCAATAGCAAAGGTAACTTTAGCAGGATTTTCTGGATCTAATCCTTCGTTTCTGCTCATATTATAAACTGTGTAAGGCAGTACATTATATACTCCAAACTTTTCTGCTATCTCTAATTTTAAAAAGAAATCTCCGTACTTACACATATTACGTGTCCATGACCATAAATTAAATTCTATGTTTAGGACGTCGTAAAATAAATTATAAAGCACTCTTTGAATATTTTCGTCTGAAGATTTTATAGATAGTACTTCTCCTTGATCGTTTTTTAATGTTGCCTCATCCGATAGTATATCTAATGCTGATGCTATAATAGGATCAGTATCCATTGCTTCATAATCCGAATATAACTGTATCCTCATTGTCTGGTAGTTAATATTTGGATTAAAAATATTAGCGTTCCCGTATGAGTGTAATCTTGTGAATCTATCTACTAGTGAATTAGTTTCATAGTTTCCTGTAGTCTGAATTCGGTTAACATCGGCTACTTTAAGCTCTGTTCCTCCTATATTTCTGATTATAACATCAGAAGAGAATAATCTCTGTAGTCTAGTAAATAATGATTTATCAGCCATTAATGATCAGTTTTGTTTAATATATATTATAAATAGCAGGTTTATAACAACCAAGATATATCTTCTTGTCCATACCCATTATCTACAATATACGGATTATTTTGCTGGTTTCCAACTGATTTCATGACAGCTTTGTTCTTAGCGTTTAAATTTTGAAAAGAAGATAATTGTGCTCTTGCTAAGTCCATACCCTGTTGTCTTAATCTTAATGCCGTATCTCTTACATATAGTGCTGTTGCACATGATATTAGTAAATCATCATTATAGTTAGTCTGTGCCTGTGGTTTCCCATTCTTCCATACAAATACTCTCATCTCTCCTAGTAACCTTTTAGACTGTAGTGTAACACCTTTCTCTCTTATGTACTCTATCACCTTAGCAATTACTAAAGGACGTGTTCTTACAGACATAGTAAACCCGGGTACTAATTTATCACGTTCATACTTAGTCATATAGGACTCTACTGTTTCCATTTGTGAAGTAGAACTATAATATAAATTGTTGTATTGTCTTTCTAATATCTGTTCTATAGTAGCCCATCCTATATTTGCGTTCTCTACTACTAAAAGCGCATCGTTATATTCTGATGCTATTCCAACTAATACGTTACCGTAATCTTTAGGTGATAGCTTACCTTTATACTCTCCTACTTGAACACAATTTTCTATATCGAAGATATGAAATGCTGAATAATCGGCAGAGTCTCCTCTAGCGACATCTGCTACTACCATATACGATTTAGTGTAATCTACTCCTTCCCATATCCATAAGTTACCGTCAACACCTCTTTTTTCTAAAGGGTCTTTAATGTATGTTTGCTCATAGAATAACATATCATCTGGTTCAAATACTGTATCCCCAGATGCTAAGAAGTCACAATCACATTCCTGTCCTGCCATTCGTGGACCTAGATCTGCGTCTTGTTGTACTCTCCATTCTTCGTTTCTTTCTGGATGAACAGTCCAAGGTAGTCTTATAGGTACAAAGCTATTTTCTCCTGATTCAGCTTTTTCCCAAGTTAAATGAAACCAGTTACCTATTCCGTTAGGAGTTGATAATGCCATACACTGTCCACCTGTTGCTAAGGTTTGTTGTGCTGCTGTAAACGTTTCTTGAATGTTATCAATAAAGGCTGCCTCATCGATAAGCAGTAGTGATACTGCCTCTGACCTTGCGGCATCGGCGTTAGAAGATTTAGCTGTAATTTTTGATCCATTCTTCAGTCTTAAAGATAGTTTATTTTTCTCTAAAGCAGGTAACTTTAACCATTTTGGCAATTGATCATACATAAACATAGTTTTAGAAACTAAGTTTCTTGCAGTAGCTTGAGTTGTTGCTAAAGCAAGTACGTTCTTATCTTTATGAAATAACATTAGCCACAGAGAGTAACCTGCTGCCAGAGTAGATATACCTAACTGTCTAGATTTAAGAGTGATTAGATATTGATGATCTCTAAATAGGTGTAAGACTTTATCCTGAAATGGGTATAGATTAAATAATATACGTCCTCTGGTAGGGTGTTGTATATAACAGTACTTCCGCATAAAGTATGCTGGATCTTTAGCACACTTGATATACTCTTGTGCTATTATCTTTTTTATGTCTTTTGCCATAACTTACCAATTTATAACTGGGTTTATACTACCTGTATCAACCTCTATATCTAAATAATCGAATGTATTTTTCCAACTCTTTATAAGGTTGGACTTTATTTTACTAAATACTTCTTTTATTTTTTCGAATGCTTTTTTTACAGTAGACTCAATCCACTTAATAACATCAAATTTATTTTCAGTTAAAAATTCTTCTGAGTCTATATTTTCGACAGCTTCATTTACTGCCATATCTATACCTAGACCAACAGTTGACCAAAAAGAATAAAACCCAGTCTTACCTTTAGGGTTATCGGCAGTTTTAGCAGATGCTTTAGTTTTTTGACTAGATTTAAACTTAACATCAGGTTTTACTTGTTTTGCTATTTTAGCCACGTATTCATCAGAGGAAGAAGTAACTGTATGTCCTATAGCATTACCTTTAAAATCTGTAACTAAGAAATAATCTGCTGTACCTTCTGATCCTCCGAATTTGGTTTCACCAGTCATAGCTTCATAAGTAAACTCTCTAGCAAATGCAGCATTACTATTAAAAAGATTTCTTAATTCAATTTTAAATGCTTTATGTGCCTCATCTGCTTTTCTTAATATCTCAACTTTAGCAAACTGACCTGCTTTTTCTAATTGTCCTTTATTCCCTTTTATTCCTAATTTAGTTAAGTCGGTTGTTGGAAGTAAACCTTCTATTTTCTTACCTAATTCATCTATAAAATCTTCTTTAGGTACTTTTTTAGCTGCAGTATAAAATGTAGCCATAGCTTCAGGTTTACCGCCTGACATCAATTGTGCATTTCCTGTTTTTACAGATATTCTCTTCTCACCAACTAGTATATCAGTTTTAGGAGTAAGTGTAGAGCCTTTAGCACCATCAGGGAAATAGCTATTCCATTCTTCCGACGCTTGATAAATATTAGCAGGAAATTTACCTGGTCCGTTTAAGTTAAGGGACTTCACTATTTTATCTCCTACTTCTACTGAATTTGCTATTAGTGTTGATTTTTCTTTTTTCCCGTTTGCTGCATCAACGATAACTTTTTCCATTTCAAATGCTGCTGAGGTATCCCCTTCTTTAAGGTTAAATCCAAACATAGATTCAAACAGATCCATATCCTCTTGACTGTTGATGTCAGGATATCCTTTTTTGGTCTTATATGACCATTCTAATAAAACTTTATCTATAAGATTCATTCTATGCTAGTTACTATTACTATGCTTTTTCTCCTCCTGAGATTTCTTCATTCCAAGCTTTCATCCAGTCGTTAACAAATTGTTCTAATTCT